ATAAAAAATACCATAGATACTTTGTAGATCTAAAAATTACATTTAAGAATGGAAAAACGGTATTAGTAGAGATTAAACCAGAAAAAGAAACTGCACCTCCGACAGGGTCTCGTAAAACAAAGCGATACATCTCTGAAGCTCTCACATATGTAAAAAATATGAATAAGTGGGAAGCGGCACATAGCTTTGCTAATGACCGCGGTTGGGAGTTCCAGGTGTGGACAGAAAATACTCTACGTAAGATGGGTATTATGCCAAAAGAAACACCAGGTAAACTCAAGCCTATGAAGCCGTTGCAACCATTTCGTAAAAAGCCTAAGAAAAAGATATAAATACAGGTATGAGTAATCTATTTCAAAAGATAGGGTATGAGGCATTTCGTGCTGGTATCAATCCACGTACTAAACAATCGCGCGATTGGTTTCAGCAAAAAGTTGGCCAACTCAGAAATATTAATCGTTTAGATCTTATGAAAGAAGAACCATTACAATTGAAGAATAGGTCATTAGTTGGTTCTATGAATATGTTTTTTTATGATCCTAAACATAAAGATACTTTACCATATTATGATAAGTTTCCACTCGCTATCATAGTAGGACCTGCGGCTGGTGGCTTTTACGGGCTAAATCTACATTATTTACCTGCAATATTAAGAGCTAAATTTTTAGATGCGTTAATGGATATTACATCGAATAAATCGTATGACGAAACTACTAAATTTGAATTATCATACAAGATGTTAACAGCTTCTGCTAGGATGAAATTCTTTAAGCCTTGTTACAAACATTATCTCAACGCACATGTCAAGAGTAGGTTTGCCCGAGTACCTGCACCTGAATGGGAAATCGCAACATTTTTACCTACGGCTGATTGGCAAAAGTCAAGCGGTAATAAAGTTTATAAAGATTCGAGGAATATGATCAGATGACAACAATAGATCAATTCAAATCAGCAGCATCTTTGAAGTTAGGATTTGCTCGAAGTAACCAGTTTTTAGTACAGTTACCTACAAATCTCGGTGGAAAACCAGGTTTGACCGGCTTTGCAGGAATATTATCGAAAATTGGATCTCTATTAGGTGGAGAGGACATGAATATATTATGTTCTCAAGCTCAATTACCTGGTAAAAGAATATTAACTCACGAAAGAAATGTTGGAGCAGAAAATCAACAGGTTGCATACGGTTATGTTGTTGATCAGGTTTCTTTGACATTTTATTGTATGAATGACTATGGTATTGTAAAATATTTTGACGAGTGGAGAGATATGACAATACAACAGATACCTGGTGAAGCGATGTACAAAAAAGATTACGCTAAACCAATTAAAATACACCAATTAAGAAGGCCATTGGCAGGCAAAACTATATCAGCTGGACCTATTAGACTTAACCTAGGATTAGGTGGTAGTAGTGTATACTCAGTTGAATTATTAGATGCATTTCCTACAACCGTTTCAGCAATTGAATTAACCAATGAGCTCGACGGTCTAGTGCAATTGACTGTAGGAATATCATATACAAATTGGATAAATACTGAAGGTGGCCAAGGTTGGATCTCAGCATCTGCTGGATTAGGGAGCTTTGGATTATAGGAGAATTGAATGGCACTACCAAAGTTGAATGAAATACCAAAGTATGATTTAGTTATACCATCACTTAATGAAACTGTACGTTTTAGACCATTTTTGGTTAAAGAACAAAAAGTATTAATGTTAGGTTATGAATCACAAAACAAAAAAGAAATACTAAAGGCAATTATAGAAACAATTGATGCATGTGTAAGTGGAGATGTTGATTTAAATCGATTAACTACTTATGATGTAGATTATATGTTCACCAAAATCAGAGCTAAATCTGTAGGTGAAACAGCTGATATTCAGATTTCTTGTTCTAACTGTCAAGAAATGAATGATGTAAAAGTAAATTTAGATTCTATTGAAGTAAAGGATAAAAAGGAAACAAACACAGTAAAACTGACTGATGAGATTTCTGTTAAACTGCGACATCCAACATATAATTATTTTATGACTAGCAGTACATTTTTTACAGAAGGTAGGTCTGAAACTGATATGACTATGGATCTTATTGTGTCATGTTTAGACTCGGTATTAACTGAAGAAGAAGCGATAAAAATTAGTGATGAATCACATGAAGAAGTATTAGCTTTTGTTGATTCGCTATCAACTAGTCAATTTGAATTAATTACAAAATGGGTAGAAAATATGCCATCGCTTCAGACAGAAATTAAATTTAAGTGTAAACACTGTGACACCGAAAACACTAAATTATTGAAAGGACTTGATGATTTTTTTTAATAAACCTCTCTCACGATAGTCTGGAAAATTATTTTAGAGTTAACTACCAATTATTGCAAAACTTTCATTATGCTCTTTCTGATCTAGACTATATGATGCCATGGGAGAGGGAGATTTATGTTTCTATGTTGATAGATGAATTAAAAGAAAAAGAACAACAAGCAGCGCAACAACGAGGATAAAATGGCTACATTAGCTGACGTCAAAGAACAACTCGAAGCTTCTAACGAACAAGGAGAAGCTCAACGCAAAGAATTAAGCGAACTTAACGCTAATTTTTCTGCATTCTTACGTGAGATTAATGAAGACGATAGTCAAGAACTCGAAGACAAAAGAGAGGCTGCTGCTCGTGGAGGTGCATCTACAAAGGCTCCTGGCTTTATAGGTCAAGGTGTAGATGCAGCACGAGGAGGTTTAGGTAGCTTCTTAGGATTTGGTGCTGGTCTCGGTTTAAGAATGTTAAAGCGCGGAATACCAGGCTTGATTGGTACAATGTTTGCTGATGAGATAGCAGACTATGTAATGGGAGAAACAGGTAACGCAGAGCTTGCAGATGCTGTTGGCCGTGCAGTTACGTTTGGTGGCATTGGTCTAATATTTGGTAAAAGATTTGCATTACTTGGTGGGGCTCTCGGTGCATTGATGACTCCTAAAAATAAGGAATCAATAGAAAAATTAGGGGAGCAAGCTAAAAAGTTATTTGAAGATGTAGGATGGTTTAAAGACGGATTTCCGAGCATATCAGGAATATTTGATACAGTTAGTAAATCATTTGGTAATACTCTTGATAATCTAAGAGGTTTATTAGGCGATGAACAACAAATGGCTAAAATCGGTGCAGATCCTATTGCAGCAGTTAAAGATTTGGGTATTACTATGGGTGCACTCTTTGCTCTCTTTGCCCCAGGTGCTGCAGTATCTTTAGCATTAAGAGCATTAATGGCACCATTCAAAATAACAATGAATGCAGTTAAAGGAGCCACGGCTGCAGCATTAGGTACTGCGGTGACGGCTGCTGGAGTACGAACACAAGTAGCACAAAACGCAAGACCATCAAGAAACTTTACGCGTAATGCTCAAGGCCAAATGACAAACTTAAAAGGTGCTAGATTATCTGGAGCAGCATTAAATACTGCAATTGCAACAGAAGCCGCTGATAAAGCTGCTCAATTAAATGAAGGAATGGCAAATAAATTCCCTAAATTAAAAACCTTCATGAAATTTTTAAGAGCTGGTGGTCCAATCTCAGCCTTAATCGGAGCTGCAGAAGTAGCAATGATTTTATCAAAAGATGGACCTGTCGATAGTAAGATTGGTGAATTAGGGGGTGCATTAGGTAGCGCCATAGGTGGACTATCAGGATTTGCTGGAGGTGCAACGCTTGGAGCAATTCTTGCTGGTCCTGCAGCACCACTTGGTGCACTAGGTGGTGGTATTTTAGGTGGTGTGTTAGGATCACTCGGTGGCGACGCCATCGGCATGGCACTTGCGCAGTATCTATTTGATAAAAAAGTTGATGCTTTTGGATTTCCATTTGGATTTGTAAACGATATGATTAATAATAAAGTATCGGCTGGTGCATTAGGTAGCTCTATAACACCTATACAATCTGGTGGAGCAGGTGGTGAATTTGGTACATTATCGCCTATTAGTCAAAATACTGTCAGCGGTGTAACTTTAGATAATGGTATGACACTTGCAGAATTTAATTCAATGCAAAATTCTGGTATGAGAAATATGGCTAGTGCTGGTATGGGAGGAGGAACTGTAATGGTAGATGGATCTGATCATTCTATAAATCATAATCAGGCTGCCATAACAGGATTTGGTAGTTCGATAGACCCATACGCTCATATGTATGGGTCTATGCATAGTGTTTATGGTAACTAATTAACCTTCGTTAGCTAACTTAGCAAAATACGACATAGTATCATCTGCATCATCAGAACTCATTTGTTCTGCTGTAACAGGCTCTGCTGTAGCCATTTGAGGAATAGGAGTAGGTGTATTCATCTGCATTTCTTGTTGCATTGTAGCTGCACCCATCATCGCTTGTTCTCCAAGAACTCGAGATAATTTAGCTTGCAAATCATCATATGATTTATAGTTTTTAGGATCTGTAAACTCTGCAAGAGGGTGAATCTTATTATAGATGTCCTCTAATTTTGCATCGTCATCAGATACTGTAGAAGGTGAAGCAAACTCTGATTTGTCATAGTTACGATAACCTTCAACTTGTCTAATCTTTAACTTAAAGTCTGCGCCTTCCCAGAAATCAAATGGGTTGACTGCTTTTTCGTCTGCAAATTGCGGTTGCATAACATCCATAATTTTATCAAAGATTTTTTTACCGAACTTATATAGAACTACACGACCTACATTGTGTGGAGCCGAAGGATCTTCAACTACAAGAGCATTAACTACATAATGCAGTCTGCGCTTTTGTGATCGAGCTTTTTCTTTATCTTCGTCATGCCCAGAATTCCACAATCTGGAGTTGAGTTCGCCAACAGGGTCAGGTTGACCAATAGAAGTAAGGCTGTTTTCGATATACCATTGACCTGTAGGACCTTTGAAGCCATGGTCCCAGTATCGTACCCATGGTAGATCTTCTCCTTCTGCGGCTGGAAGGAATCGTAGTACTGCATATCCATTGCCTGCCTTATCTACAGTTGGTTTCCAAATTCGTTCATCATCATAATTTTTCTTTTCACCGCCACCACCAACAGCTTCTGCTGCTTGAACGAGTTTAGAGATTTGGTCGCGATTGTTTTTTAAATTGCTAAAAGACATATGTTTTTCCTTGTATTGCTGAAATATGTTTTATTATAACACAGTATGACTGTAATGTACAACTATTTATATTCGACTTATTCAAAAAGTGCCGAATCAATAGCGTTAGTTTTTGGTAAGAAGTTGAGCGCCATAGCCTCAGCTTCAAGCTTATCTTTAATAACCGGTGATACAAACTTCTTCACATCTTCTGGTTCGATCTCGTGTTTTGTACATACATGAAGTATTGCATCCATATATGTGACACGCAAATCAACTACAGTTTTTTCGATTAATTTAGAGAATCTACTTTTATTGAGAAATTGCTCTTCAACTGTCATTTATCCAATACCTTTAATAGTACCGTATCGACACTCATTCGACCATTAGGTACAGTTGTTTTTGTTGTGAGTGATTTCCATTCATTATCAATTTGCTTAGTAGTCTTACTAAGAACAATAGGAAGAAATGCATCGGGCTTTCGAAGTCGAGTAGATCTACTCAATGATGTATCAATATTTTTCAAAGTAGTACCACTAACTTCGAAGCCCTTTGCGGATGAAGTTACAAACTCAGTAATTACCCGTGTTTTCACATTAAAGGTAAAGAGGCGATGACTACCGATCACCGAGAGAGGAGCTACAGATACGATCTTGTAGTCATGATCCTCTTTTTTGTACTTGAGTTTTGTAACTTGCTTGTCTGCTGCTTTTGGCTTTTTAATACGTGATTTACGTACAGCCTTTGCAGCAGACTGAAGACGGTCAAGATCAGCTAGCATTGATTCACATGCTTGTACACGTTTACGTAATTGCACGCGACTTAAGTGTGAATAACCCTCAACTGCATCAGGACACGCCTTCGTATAGGCATCATTGTAATCTAACAACCAACCATCGACTACATAACGAACAGTTTTGGTTGCAGAATTTGGTAAACCATGACGCCTAAATTCTTGGTATAGATCTAAGGTAGCATCTTCACCTTCAATCCATTTATCTTCAAGATCGAGAAGATCTTGCATAATAGTATTACTAATCTTGCGCTGCAATCTTTCCATAGGAGAGATTGATTTGATAGCTGCAGAATCTTTTAGCTTAGCTTGTTTTTCGAAATATAAATCTTTTCCTATGGTTACAAGCTTAGAAAGATATTTTGATAAAGCATCTGAGTATGAGCGAGTGCGATCATCATTATCTTTTTTTGGTGCATGTGTTAACCAAAAAGCAGTAGCAGCTTGATATGGCATAGTAAATTTATATTCTGGACAAGCAAGAACATAATTTTTATTAGCAGAGTTTTTAAGTTTTTCTTTAATATATGCTTTTAGCACCTTTGATATATCTGCATTCGATACTTCAGTTTGAAAATAGGATTGTACTGCTTCAAACCCTTTGTCAAGAGGAGCAGCTGCCAATCCAGTACGATTACGACGAGGTAATTTCTTTTGTTTTTTCCGCATAGCCATTATGCTGCACCTCGCTCGTCTTGTTCTTTAATCAAATCGAGTACAGATTGTGCACGACTCTCAAGAAATTTAATTTCGAATTCAGTAAGAAGACGATCATTAAGATGTTTAAAATTTAACATAGCGTTAGCTGCAACCTCAGCTGCAACTTTTAATTCGCCATATTTGTAAGCGTGTGATTTTGTAATAGACATTGTAGCTCCTCAGCTAAGTTTCATTTTATAGATCTATTCTACCACAGTTTTAGCCGTTTGTACATGCCTAAAACGCATTTTGTTAAAATTAATTTCGTCTCATTTTGGCGTATTCTTCAGGTGAATCACCTTTGCCGACTGGGACGGTGTTTGATTTGTGAAGAGTGGCAAGTCCGACGATGTAGTCTCCTGAGTACTCGTTTGCTGCTCGTTTACCCGCGATTGGCATGACGATGTCCGACGTTGAGACTGACGTACATTCTGTTGAATAGCTCGGAATTGACGTGACATGGACTTTCTCTTTCTGTTTGAGTTGAGTAGGATGGACACCTCGTGCCATCAACCATTTATCGTGTTCTGCTTTTGCTTTCTGCCATCCTGGTTTACGATTCTGTCTTGACTTCTTTGTGTTGAGACTTGACATTCCTCGTATTAGATGCATTCCGCTCATTTAGATCTCCAATCCTTTTGTATGCAGTATACAAACATTTTTGTAATTCTGCAACCTCTTTTTCGAGAAGAACTATACGTTCTTTATCCGAAAGTTCCATGATTAATCCTTTATTCTAGATCTATTCTACCATAGTTTTTTGCATTTGTACATGCTTATTTTAATCCAATTACAGCTCTACCAGTTTTTGCATTAGGCACTTCGAGCTTTTCAATCAAATCCAAAGAATCTGATCTAATTAATAATCCTCCGTATATAAATCTTGGGTGTGTATTACCGCTAAATTCTTGTGGCAAATGATATTCATCTACATCAAAAATAACTGCCCTACCAGGTTTATTCTCGACTCTTGTAGCGTTCTCAATAAAAACTTTCTTACTGGTACGTGGTGTATATCTATGTGTGCATTCGTATGCTTCAAATGGAGAAAAATATGTACCTCCACCCCATGAATCATCCCAGACTTCGTTAGCGTATACCAATATCCTCTTTACTCGCGAGCGTAGTCTGGTGCAGTCTTTTGGTTCAAAATCTATGTGTGGCCACATGGTGGGCTTATCTGGTTCTAATTTGAACATAAATCTAAATTCTTGTAAACGAATCCAATCTTCGTAAATAGCATTATAGTTATTTAAAAAACTAATAGCTAATGATTGATTTTCAATAAAAGAAGCGTGTACATGTTTTTTTACTGGATGTTTTTCGTCCACTTCTACATGATTATTTTGAAAAAAACTTTGATATTCTTTTAAGAATGAAACATTATCTAAATCATATATTTCTATCATTGTACACCTATGACCATCGAAGCACATTTACCACCAAAGCCAAATGAATTATTTAAAACAAAATCAACATCTGTTTTAATTGGAGATTTTACTATGTTTTTATACTCTGTATTTATGCAATTATGGGTGTGCGGTATTATACCATGTTGTATAGATAAAATTGAATAAATTGTTTCTAAAATTCCAGCTGCAGCAAACGTATGGCCAATTTTTCCTTTATTTGAAGTAACTAATAAATCACCTATATCTTGAATAGCTTCATACTCTACTTTATCACCAACCGGAGTTGATGTACCATGAGCATTTACATAGTCAACTGTATCTACTTCTGCACTTACTAAAGCATTATGCATAGTAGTTCGTGCACCAACACCACTTGGACTAGTACGATTAAAGGCATCCGAAGCATGAGCTACAGGATGGAGATAAGCATGTATTCGTGCTCCTCTCGCCCTAGCTTTTTCTTCAGTTTCTAGTATTAGACAACCTGCACCTTCTCCCATAACAAACCCTGATCGATCATCATCGAATGGCATTGATTTATTGCCTAATGCTCTTAAAGAACTAAACACATCAAGATCTACTTCATTGACACCATTATCTGATCCTCCACATATCACATAATCATAATCATTTAAATATTTCATAGCTATATCAATAGTGACGAGACCAGTTGCGCAAGCAGACTGCGCTGCAAAATTAATTCCAGTAAATCCCCAATGTTGCGATATCATACTTGCGCTTGAATCTACTGGAAGATTTAAAGAATACAGTGGGTGAAGTTTTTCTTTAATTACAATTGCTTCATACATTCCATCTTTTGCAGTACACGTAGAATAAAATACACCTACGTTACTACTGTGCAGTACACTAGCGTCCTTTAATGCGGCATTTACACTATGTAACGCGGTATGCATAGAACGAGGCATATATCTTAATAGCTTTGGATTAAAATCTTCTGGTATAATAATGTCAGTAGTAGGCATGTGACATCGATCTACCTTTACTGATTTTCTAGGTAAAACGATATCATCAAAATGTCTATCATAGGTTTTGTCATTTAATAGGTTATCGAAACATTGGACAGGATTATTGCCCAACGCATCGATCATACCAATACCAGTAACGGCTATTCGATTCATGAATCGGCAAGTACCTCTAGTTCTTTTAGATCGGCCTCGTTTTGAGCTTCTACATTATCATCGAGTTCTTTCCAAGCTTTAGTAGATTTAAGCTTAGATAATAGTGCAGCATTTTTAGCGACTCTAGTGCGAATTACATTTGCTGCAACTTCATTACGATACTCTAATAAAACGTATGATCGATATTGTGTACCGTTTTGTACAATGACATTTTCTTTGATTGTATAACCAGCCACGTCTGCGTCTGCAATCAAATTACGTGTTACTTGTTCAAACTCAACAGCAACATTAGAATCAAAATCAGTAGCGCCTAATTTAGATTTAAAAGTTTTTAGCTGAGATCTGATGCGGCTATCAACACGATCGGCTAGTGTAGTCTTAGCTGATAGTACTGCTATATCTACTGCGAGTTGAAGATCTGGTGTGACTGCAGTACCGACTGCATATACAGCTTCATCTTCTTTTGGAATATCGGTATACCATTTAGGCATATCATCGATTTGGTTCTCTACCTGTTCAACACGATATTCAAATTCTTTTTCTGATATTGCCAAATTTGGTGGCAACTTTTCACTACACGCAGATAGACCTAATACACCTGCCATTAACAAAACACTTCTCATTTTATACTCCATTTAATCCTTCAACTATAGCATCTCTCAAACCAGAATCTACAAATAAATTCTGCATATCTGGGAAAAATATCGTCATACCTATACCTATAACAATTCCCAACAACATATTAAACATTACAAAACTCCTAGACTAAGTATTACTTCAAACATCTTACTGATGGTTTGGTCATTTTCCTCTGCACCAAATAAGAATTCTCCAATGCCACGATCTTTTGATGGCACTTCTTTCTCAATAATAACAACTTCTGGTGGAGAACTACAATCGTATTTTTTAATGTCATTTACAACTGTGCCATTTTTAAATTGCGTTTGTTGAGAATAAAAACAATCTTTAGCAACTGCAGGATTGCAGCCACTAATTCCAATCGTTATCCATAGCAATAGTATCGCGCATCTTTTCGCCATAGTATTTCTCCGCATATTGAGGTGCATCTTGCCAATGGTTATAATTTTCGTCAAGATCTTGACCTTTTTTTGGTTCAACTTCTTGACGAGTGTAGTAAGCTTCACGCCTTTTTAATGCATCTAATCTTTTTGATGCAGCACGAATAGCATTCATACGCTCTTCATAAGTTGACTCTTTAGTAATAACAAACTTAGACATTATAATCGCTCCAAAATTCATTCCAAATTTCATCTACAAACTCAAGCTTTTGTGTATCAGTCATATGTACACATAGCTTCATATCGCCACTCTTTTCGAGAGTTTCGAGTAGTTCACCTACACATTCACATCCACCAATAACAGCATTAGCTTTATCGATAAATGTATCTTCAATATCCATAACGTAACTTGACATTCCCATATTATACTCCTCTATATAAACATCAATATTGGCAAACTAGCCATACCAATTACAAACAAAATTCCACCGATCCACTCAAACTTAGACATTATATTACCCTTCCACATGCAACGATTGAAGACATCATCAACCGAGCTTGCTTGAGGCGAGACTCGAGATGCTTGATAACTTTCTCGTTTTGGATTGGACGTGCTGCTTCTTCCATCAACCAACGTGGAAGGACACGAAGCATACGCTCAACACTTTCACGCTGTCTGTCAGGTGTAAGAGTGTTAATCATCCGCTTATAGGCTGCATTTGAGATTGGCTTTGACATTTTTTGCTCCTCAGCTTTTTTCATTTTATAGATCTATTATACCCTGTTTTTTAGCATTTGTACACCAAAAAACGCACTTTGTTTTCGAATAAAAACAAAGACTTGTCATTTTTTTTAAAAAAAGTTTTAGGACTGATAGATTTTTCGAAGCATATCTTCGAATTGATCTACCTTTTCTACTCGATTTGGCCATAATATATATTCCTTTTCAGGATTTTTCTTCAAATTAGTCAAGAGCGGTGCAATGGCATTATATAATTTATCAAGTTTTTCCTGCGTGTTTAGTGCTGTAGCGCCAGCAGTTTCAGCCTTTGCAGCAACTTCTTGTACTGCTTTTAATTCTGTTTCGTCAACAGCTGTAAAACCAAAATCGAAAAAATCATCAGACATTTCCAATCCTCCTCTGATATGCATAATTTACAAATATAACCCAAGCTACAGCAGCCCACAATATATTATATAATATGCCTTGTGATATAATATGTGCAAATATTGTAACCATTATATAGTCATACCATTTTAACATATTTGCTCCTATATATTTATATCATATTGGCGATTCCGGAAGGATTCGAACCCTCGACCCACAGCTTAGAAGGCTGTTGCTCTATCCATCTGAGCTACGGAACCAAAAAACCGGGTGGGGCTAACCGTGGCCCCACATGCACTATTAGGGAGTGACCCTTATTAAGCAGAGCTCTCGTATAAATGAGAGGTGCATCTCCATGGTTGAAGCCTTTCTAATGAGGGCGCTCTATAGTTCCCACCTGCGTCTTAATTTTTCAGTCGTTTACAGGCTTAACCGCGTTTATCGCTCGACTTGGACCATTTTTGCGTTATTGCTAGGCGGTGGTCCGTTCACCTATAGGATTAGTAAGAAAGCATCAACTGAGAGAGGAGCGAGACAGGAGCTTCCTTACTAAACTTTTTACCATATCCACTCAACCTCGACACCAAACTCAGGTTCTTTTTCGTCTTGTTGAGTAGTATGATTAAATCCACTATTATAATAAGTACGCATATTTAGAATATTTTTACCGTTCTTCTCGTATTCCTCTCTAACTTCTGCAAACTTATCTGTTAAGCTTACACCATCACCATTATATTCGTCGTAAGGGTGAGTAGTGAAATAACTGAGTTCTCCTTCGTCATTATATATTTCAGTTGTTCGTACCATTATGCCACCTCTAGCATTTTACATGCAGCTTCAAGCTCAGCCTCAAGCTCCTCGTCAGTCCACACACTGAGGCGCATGCTACGAGCGTAGCCTTTGCTGTAAGCATCTGCTACAGCATAGTAGACACTCTCCTCGAGCTCGATGCGGTTGTACTCTTTAAGAGTACCACTAGGAACACGTGACTCCCAGTACTCGAGCTCTGTTGCTTCGGGCATCATACCCATGAAACAGCCAGGCTGCTTGCTGAACTCTTCAGCTTCAGCGCGCTGGGCGTTGATGAGATCTACTAAACCTTTTTCTAACTTAAACATAATGAACTCCTCTTTTCATTTTATAGATCTATTATACCCTGTTTTTTCAGCTTTGTAAACCCTAAAAACGCACTTTTTTCATTTTTTTTCTGTTTTATTTTTATCACCACACCATGGACAGAAAAAATCTCGTTTTATTGGGTCAAAGTTATCGCTTGTGGCTATAGAAAACCATGCTAAACATTTCTTACAAGTAAAATGCCAAATTGTTTCTTTTTGTACTTCCATTATAAATCCGATCCATACATAGTTGGTAAATTCATCCATTCTCTCCAATCAGTAGCATAATCTTCTTCGTAATCAAACATAATTTCTGCTGATTCTATATATTCTATATTTTTAAGAGGTACAGAAGAAGAATAACCAACATCAATTAATCCCCATGATCGCGGTTTTATTTTATTATATTCACACCACTTTTTAGCCTTTAAATCAAAGGGTTTATGTTTATCATGATTGTATATGATTGTAAAATCTGCAGACCATTCAGATTGATTAACAATCTTTTCTGCAATTGAGTCGTTATCATGATATATGTCATACATAGGTTTACCTACGTGACAATAATTTATACACACTGTACCAGGTTTTTGATTAAAATTAAATCTTTTTTGATCAGATTCTTCTAATAAAAACTTATCTGGATTTTTAAAAGAACATACAATACGTTTGCTATTAATACTTTCAAGATGGTGAATATTTACATTATACTTAATAATATGATCTTGTATTAATCGTGGAGCTTTATTAAAAAACTCTGGTTCCATCATTCTTTCGAAGTGTGTATGAAGCTCATTAAGATCTTCAGTATCTGGCAAATCTTCATAAAATTTTATGATACCAACTGATTTGCGTAGCTTTTCATAAATAGTATCATATGATACTTCATCATTTAAACCATAAATTCTATCACGTTCCCATATATTATTAATATTTTTTCGTACTTCGTTAAACCATCTTTGACTTAGTTCATCTTCATATGGATATATGTCAATAGATTCATTATTATCAAACTTTAGTCTTAGATAATACATCCAATTTTTTGCCTTTAATATCAACTATACCACATTTTGCAAATAATTCCATGAGGCGGGATGGATAATCTAACCATCCTGGATTAAAACTATATGCGTATGGATGTTCATGATGTTCTTTATGATACATTGCTTCAGGATCATTAAAACCTATAATCCACACATACCATGGTACATTACGAGTTTCGTCTTTTTTTGTATGCGCATATGCGTCAATAACACCTAATCCATGAAATTCTATAAATGATGCTGCAGCTAATATACTAAGACCTTCTATACCAAAAATAACAATAATAATAGACCATAATGCAAAAGCTATTGATTTTGGATATTTACTAAAAATCCATAAATGTCTATAATTTTTTAGTAAATCGAAATAAACTTTACGTTCTACAGTGGCATGTTCAGGCGTAGGTTTCCATAGGTGAAAGTGCGCAGCTAACATTCCTATTCTAGAAGGACTATGAGAATCAAGATCATCATCTAAATGATCGTGGTGCAATCTATGAACAACGGCCCAATCTAATGGACCACCAGGAAATATATGTCCAGATATTGACAAGTAAATAACAATGCATTGTTCTACAAATTTAGATTTAAATCTCCACACACCGTGTGTCACACCCTTATGCAAAAAAGTAGATACAGAAAAAACTTGTAATTGAAATAAAACAAAAACAAGAGCCAATAACCAATATGCTCCATCTACATATAAACTATTATAGATGAAATATATTGTTAATAGATGCGTTGCAATTGCTATAAATAACCGTTCTAGGCTAATAGCCATTTATCAGATATTTCCTTTGTATGTTTGCATTTTCCGTGCACCGCCATACCAATACACTCACACGAAAAACCTTTATCTGTGAATCCTACTGTATATTTATCACCGCGACTTCCGATAATAGCATATTCTATACCTACAGCCCAATGGTTTTTGAAGTCAATTTCCGGTGTATTTAAATATTTATCTCTAAATTTACGCGGCATCTTCGTACTCCTTAAATAATTCTTCTTGCAGATAATATGCTTCAGCTTCCCATGGTTGAGCCATGTATTCTTTAGTTGTACTAGTGATACAAATATATTCTACACCATACCAAGTTTTTGTACAAAATCCTGTATCAACAAGCTCTTTACGAGCGCCTTGCTTTACATGAACCATTTCGTGAAAAATGGCTGTGACCATATCATCTATATCAATTCCTTTTTGGATTTCTATTTCAAATGTACGATTATCGACCTGTAAACAATATCCGTCTACGGTGTCATAGATATTTTTAATTTCAATAGTAATATCTAATGTTTTCATGCGTGGCATAAGTTTGTGCACAGCAAATTCTGCAGCTTCCATACATAGCCGCCGTTCTTTTGCTGTGCCACCGATTACTTCAATAATATTCATGATTGCTCCTCTTCAATTGTAGGTCTATTATACCCTATAATACAAGCAATGTACATGTTTATTTTTCGTTTAATTCATCTACTCTTTTTTTTAAATAAACAACAATAGGTTTCATAGCAATACTATATTTCATTTTTTCTTCAGCTAATAAAATTTCTTTTTTTAAAATTGCTATATGATTATTTTTTGCCATGGACTTCAATTTCAACATTATCTGAAGCTTGAAATTTTAATTTATTATGTTTATGATGTAATACAAACTTTACTCTTTGGTGTTTACCAGTACCATCAAAATCTTTAAACATATTTTTCCATAGTGGTCGCCAATTATTTGCAAGGCGATGATTATTCATACCACCTCTGTCAGAGTTTATGACAACATCTGTGTAACTACGTAAATTAAAATCAAATATAGAATCAAATCCCCAAAGATGTACTTCATCAGCTTTTAGTTTCTCGCATGCATAATACGTTGCCATATGACCACAATTAAAGTCTGTGTAGTTAGCAGCATATTTAGGTAGTTTAGTATAAAATTCTTTTATTTGACCTGCAATTTGTAAATGAAATTTTGGATTTCTATTACAATATTCTTTTGGTCTTGCTCCACAAATCCATTCTCCTGGAATAGTAACTCCACCTTTATGAAGTGTATTCATCATTTTAAAATCTACAATGCAAGTAGCATAAACACCATCAACTGTAAATGGAGAAACATTACAAGTAAGTTTTAGCCCTTTTCTTTTCGGCTCTTCATTGTAATATACTGCACAATCACCGTTTCCAATTATTTGTACAATTCTAGGCATTACATCATACTCCTAATTCTATCATTACCTTTTTCTCCAGTCCAATGCATAATAGATATTTGGCCTTGATAATCATCATTCTCAATTTGTAATCTCATTACATTATATTTACTAGGCAAAGGATTAATCCACGTCATTTGAGTAATAGGATTTAATATGCCATGAAGCATTTCTTGGTCGCCAATATTTTGTTCTTGGGCAATAGCATTACACCATTGCGCTAATATTCCTGGCTTATTAATAAATCCTACAACACCAGAATTATACCATGTTTCTCCTCTACGTTTAGTCCACGGTTTATCTTCAATCATATTGAGTTTGTTAGGCTCGAGTAAATCAAACATACTATCAATATTTTTTACTACTTGACAGTCAGTATCAAGCCAAATAGCTTTTTTAGATGGCACATGATACATAGCTAAAGGTTTTAAGAACCACCCCTTTTCTTTACCTTTACTCTGTAAACTCATTACTGCTTTTACGCATGGATGATTTACTGCTATTTTATTCATCTCGGGTGACATACCGAAATCAGCAATTATTAGTTTAGTTTTATTTCTTTGTTTTTTAAAATTTTTCAAAAACCATGGCAATTGCCATTCTGTTTTATGATCACAACCTGTCAGAAAAATTTGGTCTTGAATTTCCATGCTATTCATTATATAATCTCGTATGTCTCATCGTATCTATGTTTAGCCAAACAACCAGCTTCTTTTTGAATTGTAGTAAATGAATCAGAAGCTATACAAATCCATGGATATAATTCTTCTAACCATGGAAATAAATCTAAGTTTAAAAATACATCTGTTGGTGCTGCTTCTATTTTTGCCTTTTCCATCAATTCTTTTGCACCGCTTGGACTTACTATATATCCATGCGCTCCACCAAAATATTGTTTTTGTACTAAGCCATCAACACCAATTTTTATTGGCGTATTAAATTTACCGTATGATGGTTTTGAAAATGTTATTACTTTATTAAATTTAAAATTAGGTGGTAATGAACCAGTAACAATGGCATCGTGTTCAAATATAGCTATGTTCTCTTTTGTTTGTACAGCTTTTTTCCATAAATAATAATGAGATAAAAATGCTGCTATACAATTTTCTACTCTAGAATATTTTTCTGCAAAACCATGTGGAGAAATACCTAATTTATGTATGAGCTCAATTGGATTATCTGTTGGTGTAGTAGCTTTAAATCTTTCGATTTCAAATCCATATTTTTTACCAGACTTTATACATCGATTTGCTGCTTGCACTGATTTCTCAAGTGATTCAATTGTAATTACAAAAGATTTCATTTTTAATCCGTAGTTGTTGATGGTAAACCTTGAACATGTGTATAATATTTAGTAGTAACGCCCATTTTTTTAACTAATTGTTTACACATAATTGCATCATTTGGCCATAATCCATAATCATCTACTGCTGCTATAACAGCACTAGCTCCTTTAGGTTTAATTATGTATGCGCTATTTCCAGCTAAACCTTGAGGAATATCAAATGCATCAACTGTAGGAATCTTACAAATATGATCGTAACCTTTTTCTCTTTCATTTTTAATGCATTGATCAAATTGCCTTGCTTTACGTGTGGCACCTATTGGATTATTTAATCCTACAATATTATATCTCGATTTTATAATAAATTCTGGATTAAGTTTATATTTAAAAACTGAATCATGCTCTAGCACTAAAATAGGTTCATTCGTGTTTTGACACTCTTGCCATATTTTATAGTGACTAGCAGCGCATGCTACTCGAGCAAGAGGATCACGAGTTTGATATGCTGATTTTTTTAAACCACTACGCATATCAGTTTCTTCACCTTCCCATGGATAATTCCATTCTATACCGTAATCAGCCATTACTTCGCCGCAATCGATAGGAGTGCAAGCTTCGAAGTTTTTTACTTCAAATTCATTGCCAACGTGGTGGGATGATGCAATACAAGTTTCAGCAGCCTTTTCTGATAACAGATGACCTAAAATAGTTATTACATATGCTTTCATGATCTTAACTCTATAATATAACTATCTGCATGTCCAGTTAATTTGCGATGATCATGTCTTAAAACTCTTAAGCCAGATCTTTCTAAAGAATTAAGAAAAAGTTGATTATCCATCAAGTTATATCGATCAGGAAATCTTTGTATCCAATGATGTTCCATTTCTGTATCATTCATTAATTCTAAAGGCCAAACATCCTCAATAAAATATACACCATCTTTTTTCAACGTTCTATATAGATTTTCAAATGTTTCTTTATTAGCTTTTGGTGTATGCATACCGTCATCAATAATAATATCAAATTTAGTAGATTTGCCAAATTTATCTCGTAACATTTTATACAAATTAGGATCTGTACTATTTGCCTTTAGCCAATGTGTACGATCATCATGATCCATATAAGCTTCGATATCTTCTGGATTTGTGCGTTCAAAAATATCAATGCCATACATATGGGCATGAGGAAAATAATCTAATAATGCTTCTGTACTATGGCCATTAAACACCCCGATTTCTAAGATTCTTAGATCTGTTTTATCTTTTAGTTTTTTAAATACAGGTTCATAGATTTTTTCGTATCGATGTTTTTTAGTTTTATCACATCCGTACTTATTAAATAGATTTCCGAGTTCACTCATTATCTAATCTCCAATAATTTTTAGTTGGTCCACTATCAAAATCAAATCCCCACATATCAATATCTTTTTTATACCAGTCGGCAATGATTTGAATTGTTTCTTTGTTGTACATATCTTTATATGTACCCTTATTCATAGCGGTTACATTTCGAGGGCGTGACATCATTGGGATTTTAAAATAAGCAATTAGATCTTTATTGAGATGTTCTAATCTTAGCATATCACATTTAAGTTTACCTTTAGAATCGGTAACATGATCAACGGCTGGATACCATCCACGTACAGCTCTATGCCACATATATTCTTTATCGCCCCATTTATGCCGTTCTTCTAAGAAAGCTTCAAAGGTAGATGTATCAGCGTAATCTTTCTTTTGTTTTTTCTCAACTTCAATAACTTTTTTTGCGAAAAAATACCGTGAAACCACTCTATCCCATGGATTACGAACGATTGCAAATGCATCATGTGATTTTGTATATTTAGGCTTTAGATCTATCCAACGAGCATGTTCTATACCATGGTGATCACCAATGGCATTCATAGTTTTTAATAAACCATTTGTATATTCTGGAGATTTATGTGCATGTGCACCATTAATTAGAATTTTATCTTTTAGAAATGGGCTATGTCTAATTGTCATACCTGCATTTTTTGGAATATGCACAAATATTTTTTTAGAAATATTATCAATAATCATACTTTAGTCATTAACTCCTTTACATTTTCACCCTTATTAGGTAATTTATCTTTTAAGAAGAAATGTACAAAGTTTGCTTCTTTAATTCTTTCAGGTCGTACAGCTGTAAACAGCGCATTCCATTTCCAATCAAGTCTTTGTACATTCATACCGCATGTATTTATCCAGTAGTTAAGCAGCGTTTGATCTGTAGACCATTTCCACGGTCCTACACCATCAACGAATTTTTTAAATTCCGGTCTGCGGATGAATTGTTCTGGAGTTTGGTTATTAAGATATTCGGCAAATGATTTATTCATAACCATCATACCCATATTCATAAATGGAAAACCTGTTTTGTCATTATATTGACCATACCATGCAGGAATCTTAAGAGTTCCATATTGCATGCGAGAATAACCTAATATTTTTTGATTATACCATGGATCGATTGGTAATTCAGATTCTACTACACCACCAAAATCCGTATCAGGATGCATCTCTAAAAAAATATTTGGTGCGCCTGGTCTAATCCAAATATCAGCATCAATGATTGCAATTTGATCATAGTCTTTAAAATAAGAAAAAGCGTTTTCCTTCTCAAAAATTGGAAGAAAACCGCCATGTTTCTCGTATGACTCTTTACTACGACCAGTAGCAAAAACGTCAGGTTTTATTCGTAGTTTAGGTACGCCTTGAACTATATGATCAATGCCATGCATATCACAGTATACTTTAGCTGATTCTATGCAGTGTTTATATAATCTAGATTTTGCGCCAACAGCGACTTGGTAAATCAATCTTTTCATAATTACTCACTTGTTTTAATTATATATCACTTCTTTTTCTTAATAGCATCTGCTCCAAAGAATGCAGCCACTAAAACAGAAATTGAAACAAAATAAGTTGGTGCAATATCAGCAATTAATCCCGCAGCTTTATCTTGTCCCATTAAAGTTGTAATCAAAATTGTTGCTGGATATAATAACATTCCAAATAATGCAAACCAAGTCATTTTTCTCATAGCATCTCTTTGCGCATCAGCATCTTCAAGTTCTTTACGCTTAAATTCCATGTGCATTTCAAGTTCTTCTGCGGTGATGTGTCCATCACCGTTAGTATCCGCATCATCTAAGCCCGCTATTGTTTTCGTATTTTCGGTCATTGCTTTCGTACTCCGTAATGATTGCTTCTGCAATCTCTAATGCTTCTCTAAAATCATTACGAAGTGAATTCGATTGGTGACCGAACTCTAAAAACCACTTTAGGCTATTTATATCAGAACCCATAGGTTCTTTAAATTTGTAATCAGCGGTGATCTCTTCAAACCTAGTTCGAAGATTAATCATTTCTACTATTGACATTCAATGAGAGCCTTTTCTATTTCTACAAATAAGTATTCTTCTAAGTCATCTTCATTAGTCTGGAAGCGAATACCGATACCTCCAGCTTTTTTCCAACTTCTAATATTTTCTGGCTTATCGTCTATCAGAATATTAGGTTTTCGAGTTAGAGTATTCAATGCATACTTATGTTTATTGGAAGTAAAAATCATATCTTCGACTAAATCAGGTGTAAAAAACTTATCTTCTAACCATCTTCGTTTCCAGTATGATGAATTCATTGTATCACCTCTTAAAGGTGAAGAACAAATACCCCAATTTGTATTATATAACTTAGTAGCTTTTTTGACATAATCGATAATTTTGTTTGCTTCGTCAAAAGCTTCTAATTCATAAAAGAAATTAGTATTTGCAAGGGTAGCAAAAGCAACTTCTCTATCTTGAATCGATTTCCAATGTTTGACATTGAATCTTTTTTCGACTCCACCGAAGAAGTCAACTAGTACACCATCCATATCTAAATATACAGTCATTATGCTACCTCCATCATTTCTTGCTGAATTTGATCATATGATCTTACTGCAGCTATAAACTGATGTTTATTAGCAAGTAGCGGGTATTTCTTAATTGCTACTGTAATAAACTCTTCACGAGTAACATTATAGTATTCACAAGCTAATTCTTGTGCTTCTAATAATTCAACTTCTATTCTCATAATTTAGCTCCTCTTTAATTATGGATCTATTATACCATAGAATGGAGCATTTGTACATGCTAAAAACGCATTAAGATGAAAATAATTTACGGCGGTCAAATTCTGCTTTTGTTTCCATTAACAAATCAACATAATTATCGCGGTGTTCTTTAAATACTATAGGGTGATTATCATCCACATCCATAACAATAACTGTATTTGTAATTGGCAATCCGCTACGTTCTTCGAACATAATAGCGTATGCTGTCATTTGTGCAAAATAATTAGGTACTTGTTCTTTCTTCTTTGGGTATCTCGATGTTTTAAAATCTACAATAGATGGAACACCATCATATTCTGCTATGCAATCAACACGACCAGCCAACCCAAGATGGCGACTAAAAAGAGCACTTTCGAGACCAAAGATTTTCCCGATAGATTTATCAAGAATTGGCCTGAGATTTTGAAGACTTTGCTTAACATGCGGGAGAAACTCTGATGTATCTTCATTTTTTAGGTATCTTTCTATAATAGAGTGTACTGATGTACCACGACTTGACGCACGATGGCCAACACGGTTTGCTTCTTCTTCGCCTACCCTTTTACGCCATGCAGCAATCTTTTCCTCGTTAATAATACTTAAAACACTGGTCACACTAGGATATTGACTACCATCTGGTGTATTATAGACTCTTTTACCATTGCTGTTTTCTGTAACTAAGTCATCATAACCAAGATCTAAATATTCATGTTCAAATACTCGGGTCATCTCATTCCTAACATTTCTTTTGTCATTATATAATCTCTTAAAAAATCAGATCTTACAATATCGTGCCAATCAAATGTCACAACACTGAAGTTCTTTAGTTGTTCTACAATACGTAAAAACCTTTGAATACCATTTTTTTCTGAATCATCTTTAAAATCTGATTGGTAATAATCACCACAAAAAATAATACGAGTATTTTCTCCAACGCGAGTAATAATAGAATCTAATTCATGAAAATTTAAATTTTGCATCTCGTCAACAATAATGATACTATTATCAATAGTAAGACCACGAATAAAGGATGTAGTAGTAAACTCGAGTTGTTTTGATGCCACCAATTTATTATACGCTGCTTGATCATTTAATAGTTGCATACAAATACTTTGATACGGTATTTCGTATGGACCTTTCTTTTCTTCCATAGTTCCGGGTAAAAATCCCATATCACGCGTAGGTACTACAGAACGCACAAGGATTATTTTTTTATATGGAGTAGATTTTTCTACGATAGCTTCTAAAGCTAAATAGAGTGCAATAAAAGTTTTACCAGTTCCTGCAGAACCAGCTAACACCATATTATCACCTTCATCCCAAGCTTCATATACTTTTGTTTGATTTTCAGTAATTGGTTCATGTACAACCAGATCTTGAACGGTAGCAGTAGACTTATTCATGCTTATCAACCCATTTCAATTCTTCAATTAATCGTAAGTACCATTTTCTATCATGTTCGTCAGACGCCTTATGAAAATCATCATAGAGTTGCCTAATACGAATATGTATATACTCGCTTTTAGTCTTCTTTGTACCGCGTCTCATATATTAATAGTATTTTTTCTACCAGAATTTTTCTTAATTCTACCGAGATGATCTTGCCAATCTTTTCCTGCTCGAGCAACGTTATCTTGTAAAGGTTGAGTTGTAAAATTAGGAGTTGACAGAGTTTTTACTATGTCGTCATCTTCTAACATTTGAGCCAAATCGTCAAATGAACACATCACGTCCCAATGTTCTCCAGTAGATAATCTTTTGAGTGTATAAGTTGGCATTACTTTTTATCAACTCTTGGTACAGGTGTCAAATGTGAAAATTTAGCAGTGCTTTCACGAATATCTTGTTTAACTTCATTAATTCTATGATTCATCCATGAAATTGCAGTACTAATATGACCGGTATCATGAGGTGCCAGTCTTGATTCTGCAAGCTTTACTTCTTGATATAAAAAATCTAATTTATCCAAATTGTCCATTACATTCCTCCTTACCTGAACACTCCTTTGGGAAACAATGGCCTTTCATATGATAATACTCATTTTCGTAAGAAGATTCCCACATTTTTTCATCTATCATATATTCACACTGTGCTTGTGTCATAGGTTGCTGTAAAGCAAGTTGGCCAATATAATGATGATCGGTACCATCACTACCCCACATTGATATAACTAATATAAAAACTTTATCCATAACATCTTTCCTGAAACCATCCAGGCTTCGCTCGTTTAGTCCAAACCATTTTGAAACGATCTTGTTTTGTTTGATAGAATGCACGATATGACAATACTGGATTTTCTAGCATACACTCAGGATTTGATTTCATTGCTAATTTGAACGGAGTCATTTTCCCTTTCGGTATATTTTTTGGTCGAATCCACAAAGGTTCTAGTAATCCTGCAGATCTGTGGACTTTATTATACCTATATGTATATTCGTCACATAGGGCTTGAAAATGTTGCCAATGCCATCGATAATTAAAATCTGATTCCATAGTCCATACAGTGCACGGATGCTTGTAATGTACAGCCTTGTAAAGTAAGTTGTCCATTTCTGGATCATTGAAAAGTCGATAGTGTTTTACCATTCGTTTACCAGATTTTGATGGTGCAATTTGAATTGTGCCGTCTAACATGCGATGAGCTGTAGATAGCATTTGTGCAGATTCTACAATCATTTTTACTACGTGCTTGTCGCATTGCTGTTGTGCTGCAACTATTGGATCTTTATCAAGAATAAAAATATTCATAACGCTTTATACCTCTATTATATATTGCTTTATTATACACTGTTTCTGCTTCAATGTACATGATTAATTGGTACTTAACTCTTTCATTTAATACTAAAGCATGATTAGGATTTCTATCTAACCATTTCCAAGTTATAAATGTGTCTATATTACCTTTATTAATATTTTCGTATACAAATGGAGTTAGACGTAAAACTTCTTCTTTATTGTGGTATTTAAAATCACATTTACCAAAAAATTCATGTTCTGTATCGTGGTCGAATCCTTCGAATAGTGTATGACCACTACCCTTTACGCTGCATAAGTGTCTTTCTGGAAATTCAAAAGACCATTGACGAGCAGCCACATGGCGAGCTCGAGTATCAGCGATAACTTTTTTATCCAGATAATTCATGAATTCCTGGTTAACTATACCGCTATATTTCATGGGGTACTACCTCCGGCTTAATTAAGATATACTTATTATACCATATGGGCCGAAAATGTACACCAATTTATTTTGATTTAAGTGGGATTTGCTTGATATTTTTCTAACATTTCTATGATAAAATCTCTCTTAGCTATAATTTTCTTTGATTGCTCGACTCGGCCTTTCTTCGCAAGTCTTAATGCATAATCAGTAAGTTCTTTAGTGTCCTTAATGAGTCGTTCTTTTTGAGCAAATACCATTAGAGTTTTCTCCAATAAAAAAGAGCATGGCACAAATTGCGCACATGCTCGAAGGTTAGTTGTTAAAATTAAGCTATTCTCCGATAAGACCAGGGAATGCCTCCTGTATAACTGCTTTAGTCACACCTTTTGGTGTCTTCTTATTAATCATATCTACCATTAATTTAGCATCTTCTGGGTGGATTGATTCTACAATCGAAAGAAAAACTCTTTCTCTTTTAAATTGCGGCAACTCTTCACCCTTACCACCTTTGACAAAGTATGTAAACTTTGTGTTCTGCCTAGTCAGATTAGTTGGCGCGTTATGCGGTTCACATGCTTTATAGGGAACTTCTCCTGGAGGTAAATGCCAATGTACTCTTGGATCCATAGATCCTTTTATAATATCTTTTAAAGCCCATGTTTCATTTTGTTTTAAGATAGAAATTTTAGTTTCTTTATCTTCGGCTTTACTTACTTCTTCTAATACTTCATGTACGAATCTTCTCATCAAATAAACTCCTGAACCGATTCAATCAACTGGTTACACCTTTTATTTATAAGATACGGAAACACCAAACCTTTGTTATTCCACGGATCTTGTGAATTAAATTCTTGAATGATTTCATTTTTTAAGTCTTGTGGTGTTTCTGCCAAATCGATTAACTTTTTATTACGACAGTAATTACGATACCAACTTGCTGCATACAATAACTCGCCTTCATTAAGATCTTCTATAATAGTATCTAGTTTTTTCTTTGATAGCGGAGTCTGCCTTCTACTTTCTACAAACACATCGTCATCTGATAAAACATTAGGTACACCATCTGAGGTATCGCCACGCATAATTTGTTCTACTAAGAACGCACGAGGATTCTTTTCTGTAACAAGCTTTTTCTGGACTGGAGAAAACTGTGTAACGTTGTCATATTTCTGTAATTGTACAAAGTCTTTATCACCAGAAATAATCATAACATCCTCGTATTGACCAAAATCTTGAGTATTTTCTACCAGCGTGGCAATAATATCATCAGCTTCGCAACCGTTTATATGTAATACTTTGTATGGAAAGTTTTCTTTGATTTCTTCGCGTACATTATTCATAATAGTAAATGCAGCATTCCAATCAAATGAAGATGAATCGCGAGTCTTTTTACGATTTGCTTTGTATTGAGGATAGTGTGATTTACGCCAGTTATTGGGTCCATCGCATGCAAGTACGAGTTCACCATACTTATCTTTGTATTTAGTGCGATACATCCGCAACGTATTAAGAATCATATGACGAATCATATTTTCTTCGTTAAGTTTTTGTACTGCAATATTGGCAACGGCGATTGCACTGAAGTCTACTAGTATCATAACAAATCCTATCTATAGTATTCTTTAAAGTCATTTATGTTGGTTTTGAGGCCTTGTACAGTTATCTCAGGGTTTCCACCACTTGGTCCACTTGCTATCCAATCGATAACATTCAGATTGTATATGTCTAATATTTCTAAAAAATCAGACACACATACATCGTATGCACAAATAAAGGTGTATTTAGTTTTACCATTAGCGTATTTCATTTTAGCTCCATCTCAATTATGGATCTATTATACCACTATTTTCCGTAAATGTACATGTATATTTTTACTTGATACGAAAAAACTTCAGGATATATTTCTGGATTTGCTAGCTTATCGCCATAAAATGCTATAAGTTTTTCGGTAAATGTCTCGAATGGATCTTGCATCCTATAAACTCATTATAGTAATCGTCTCTTAATAAGACGTCGTTATCAAATTGTAATTTCGCTTCATAATATGACATCTCACCTTTAGTTTTACATAGCCTTAAGATTTCTCTTTTGTAACTATTTTTCCCTCGTTGTTCAATGAGTATTTGAAGTTCTTTATTAGATCCATAATATTCTCGCCAGTCGGACTCGACTCGGGTTCTTTTCCTTCGAGCTCTTTTACTATTTTTTGGTAATATTTTAGGCCGCCAGAAGTTCTTCTTACCGATATATTTTTTGTCTGTATCCAATTCTGTGATGACATACACAAATCCTTGGTACTCATCGGGGGTTTCATCATATTTAGATTCATTATAATACCACATACTATTATATATTAATTTCAGATATGTCTTCTACATCAGTTTCGATTCCGCAAATAGGGCAATATCCTGGATGTTCACCGTTATTTACTAATACGATTGTTGCTGATTCACACTCTTCGCATTCTATCCGGTACTCGTTTTCCACTATGCTTTATTATCTCCATTTTACGGTTATCGTCGCAATAAAACCATTCTTTTATTTCTTCTAAAGAACGACCACAGCCTAAGCAATGGTCGTTTTCTATAGTGCACACCTTAATACACGGTGACGGTATTTTAGAAGTCGATTTCACAAGCTCCACCAGCACAAGCTGCAGCAGCTAATGTGTCAACATCAGTAAATTTTTGTTGAGTCAAATCTGTTTTCCAATTTACAGGTTTTAGATTTTGCTGGATTTTATTCCATTTGTGCAGAAGATAAGCATCTTTCAAACAATGCTCTGCTTTTTTCATATCGGACT